TATTAAAGTCTAGACTGGTCGGGGAAGGGCTGGTGGCCCCAGTGGCGAACGAGATAGCACCGAGACCGCTTTGACCTGACGGTGACAACGTCAGCGAGTGCCAAAAGTTGTGGAGCGATCCACTAGATAACATCTCACTGCCCCCTTGGAGGAGGGGTCAGGAGGATGCGATCTTTTAACAGGAGGCTTAACCATGTCTATCAATTCATTTAATGCAGTAGGTATTGCTGAGGGTTTCATTGATGCTGAGTCCGAGGAGCAAGTCATCGAGGCTTGGCAGTACTTGATTGACTCAGGTCTTGCTTGGAAGTTGCAAGGGTGGTTCGGTAGGACTGCAAATCAATTAATCGAGGAGGGTATCTGCTTTTCCTCAAACGAATAGGAGGGCAATATGCCTAGGAATTTTGTAGCTAAACACGCAAAGCGGTGCGGAGCGGGTAGTCATACTGCCCGCAAGTACAGTCGTAAAACTAAACACAAGGGGGTGGCAAATGGCTATTAATCGTGAAGAGTGGTTGAACGAGGCGGTATCAGAATTACGTGGCATTTTCGATGCCAATGGTTTTCCTATTCCCGCCAATGTCAGGGTGACCTGTGGCTTTCCAAGCAAACACGCACGTAGTCTGAATCGTGCTATTGGTGAGCATTGGTCTGACAGTGCATCGACAGATGCTACCCATGAGATCCTGATCTCGCCAGTGGTTGACGATCCCTTTGAAGTATTCGGGATTTTGGTTCACGAGTTGTCGCACTCTGCCACCGATGGTTGTGGTCATCGTGGGCGGTTCGTTGAGTGCATTCGTAAGGTGTGGCTTGAGGGTAAGCCTACATCCACTGTCATTGGCGAGACCTTTCGCCAAAATTTTGGCGGTCTGATCGAGGGCTTGGGTGCATACCCACATGGTCGTTTAAACGTTCAGGCTAACCGCAAGGTTCAGGGTACTCGGATGCTCAAGGCATCTTGCCCGCATTGCAATTACACCATCCGCTTGACCAGTAAATGGGCAAGCCTTGGTCTTCCAGTTTGCCCAGTTGATGGGCATCAGTTATCACTTTAATTTTTATAGGGGCTTAAATTGAACAATCTTAATATCGAAAAACAAGTACCACTCATCCCTCTCGCCCAGTTAAACACTGTGCTTGAGGCTAACGGTTTCCTACCCGCATCGCAAAAGGACAAGGCGGTAGCCATCAATCAGGTCATCCACCTAATCAATGCGGGTAAGGTCACTATCGATCAGGTCAAGTCTGCCAAACCATCGGTTTCGGTTGGCTTGCCCGCTGACGTTGCCCAACAGATCACCAAGGCACAGGCTCAGATCAATGAGAGCCTGTCCAAGGTTGAGGCAGTGCGTGAGGTTGCCAGTAAATCTCTTGATCGGTTGATGATTCAGTCTACCGCTATCGAAAAGAAGTTCGATGACCTAACTGCCCGTTTAAACGTCAAGGTGGATGCAATCGAAAAGCCTGATGCCAAATTGATTGCCGACACCCTACGTGCTGAGGTGTCCAAGCAGTTTGCTAAGTTCCGCAAGGCTACCCCAGTTGAGGTCATTGCTGAGGTTGCTCAGACCGTTGCAGTGACACGTAGGGTCAAGGTCAAGGACGTGTTCGATGGTGTCCTGTCCTACGAATACAATGGCGAGACGATTGACTTCTCCGAGTTGGAGATCGAGGTGTTCGATGACCCATCCGCTCCCGCTCGTGTCGCTGACTACGTGTTTGCACCACGTCACTTGCACCAAGCCTTGGTTGCACTGGACGATGCTCTGCCTGATAACACATGGCTTGCGGGTGAGCGTGGCACTGGCAAGACCGAGTTCGTTACCCAGTTAGCCTCACGTCTCGGACGTAGATTGTTTCGTGTGAATTTTGACGAGGCGATTGAGCGTGCTGACTTCATCGGTGCTAACAGTATCGAGAATGGCAGTGTCGTATGGAAAGCGGGTGTCATCACCCAAGCGATCCAGTACACAGGTGCTATCGTTTTAGTTGACGAGGTTGGCTTTGCCCGCCCGCAGTCAATTGCGATTCTGCATTCTCTCTGTGAGCGTAGCCCGCATCGTTCGATTGTGATCAGCGAGACAGGTCAACGCATTCCTGTTGCATCACACGTTGCATTTTTCTGTGCTGATAACAGTAACGGTCATGGCGATACGTCAGGTAACTTTGCGGGTGTGCGTGATCAAAACACTGCGTTCATTGATCGCTTTGGTTACACGCTCCGCTTTGAGTACTTGCCTGAGAATCAGGAGGTTGCACTGGTGTCCAGTCGCACTGGTTTAAACATCGATGCATCTACTGTGCTGATTCGCTTTGCCAATGTGGCACGTGAAAAAGCACGTGCGGGTGTACTGACTCAGCCACCTAGTCTTCGCCAGTTGTTTGCTTGGGCGAGAGCAGTGAGCAAGGGTGTGCCAGTTGGTATCGCCTTTGAGAATGCAATCATCAACAAGTTTCCCGCTGACTGCGAGGCTGAGTTGCGTGGTGTGTTCTCTGCGGTGATTGACGTTAACAATTTCAAATCTTTTTTGGGAGGTAAGTAATGCTTGCAATCAATGCTAAACGTGGTGTCGAATCCACACTAGAGCGTGTGTTCAAGAATGCGGGTGGTCGCTTTGATCGCCTTAACTTCGTGTGGTCAGGTACTACTGCGGGCATCATCTTTGAACGTGGTCAACATGGTGTCGATGCTAAGATCCTGTTCCCCGCAATCAACGAGGCATCCGACATTCCTCGTGCCAAGTTCAATAACCTAATCGGTTATGCCTTGCATGAGTTGGGTCATGCTTGGTTTACCGATAACGATCCTTGGGACGATGCTCGTAGAGAGCATGGCGGGTTCGTTGCTAACCTAATCAACGGTCTTGAAGATCCTCGCATCGAACTCAAGGTTATCGAATCAGGCTACGCACCAAACAGTCGTGCCTTGTTTGAAGACCTTACTAATTCAGTGCTTTCTAAGAATGGTTACGTTGAGGCAGACGATCTTAAAAACGTACCGTTCCTACTCGCCATCGAGGGTAGACGTTTAAACGGCTATCACATCAACGTGCCAAGCATTATCGATGATGCACCTTGGGCTAGTGATTTGCACTGGGCATTGGGTGAGGCACAGTTAGCCACCAACACTCAGCGTATCGCTGAGATTGCAATCGAGTTGTACAAGCGTTTGCAACAGGATGAAGAGGGTGGCGGTGGTAATGGTGACAAGCCTACCGACAAGCCTGAGCCTGACGATGGTGAAGAGCGTGAGGGTGGTGAAAAGGGTGAGGGTGGCACTCAGGGTGAAAAGCCTACCGACAAGGGTGACGATCAAGGTGACGATCAAGGCGGTGATGAGGGCGATGATCGGGGCAGTGATGAGGGTGGTAAGGATGGCGATAAGCCTACCGACAAACCCTCTGACAAACCATCCAAGGGTCGTGGCAAGTCTGACTTCGAGGGTGGTCGTGATCCTGAGCCATCTGATTTCATCGAGGGTGAGTTGGCTGATTCTGATGTACAGAGCGGTAGCGATATTCCTAATGTCGCTAAACCACAGTTTGCAAAATTTACTTGGAGGTAACATGATTCTTAACAAAGCAGAATGTGAGAGCAAGTTCTCTTACCTGTTCAATACTCAGCATGGCGGTCTAGGCGGTGTACGTGCAAACATCATTCGCCTACTTCGCTCGGTTGACTTGGTTGGTTGGTCAACACATGAAGAGAATGGTCGCTTAGATCGCAGAGCGTTTACACGCTTTGCCACTGGCAGTACATCAATCTTCAGCAGACGTCAGCACGTTGAGGCTACCAAGTCTGCGGTGTCTGTGCTGATCGATTGCTCAGGTTCGATGAATGATTATGGCGGTGAGCGTATCAAGACTGCACAGGAGATTGCAATTCAGTTGGGCAAGATCCTTGACAAGGCTGACGTATCGTTCAGTGTTACTGGATTCCGAGGCACTAGAGATGCCGATGGTTATACCTGTCGTGCTGAGTGGTCACGTGTCGTTACCGAGTACACACAATTCATTCCATTTAAAACATGGAAAGAGTCGCTATCGAAAGCATCCGCTAAGTTGGGTTCGATTGATCAGTGTGCGGATGGCGGTACACCTGACTACGCATCGCTCACGTTGGCACTGGAAGACCTGTCTCGTCAAGAAGAGCAACGTAAGATCCTCTTCCTCCTGACAGATGCCGATGGTTACGATGTTGATCGCATGAAGAAAGTACAGACCCTTGCCAACAAGTTAAACATCAAGGTCATTGCAATTGGTATCGGCAACACCAAGGTTGCGAAATGCTTTGATGTGGCAGAGAATGTAAAGGATGTCAGCGGTCTTGCATCAACATCCTTTAACAAGTTGCTCAAGGAGTTGCGTTAACACAGGGGGGTGACCCCCTGTTTTTAAATTGGAGGTAAAAATGAAACACGATCCGAACCAGTTCTCTTCGCTTATCAATAGCATTGGCAATGCGTGTGACAACAAAAATTTAAAATTGGTTGTTGATGCATTAGCGGTATCAATTGCAAATGTTGGTATTTGTAATGGCATTCCATATGAAGAATTTTTGCAAGACGTTTTAGAGACCATCACTTCGGTTTATGTCATCAACGATTTAAACCAACAAGCTGATGGGGAATCAATACATTAACCGTTTAAACAGGGGGCTTACATGAATAAAGTTTGTATGTTTTTAGAGCAAGAGTTGTATCCATTCAAGGTCGCACAGAATATTCGTACGTTCGGTTACAAGTATGCGTATTGGATTCTTCGGCACAAAGGTGCGACACGTTATCAAGCGTTACGTGCAATTTTCTTTGCAGTTTAACTGGAGGGGCTTACTATGGTTTGTAATACAGATTTGTTGGACGAATTTTGTGAAGATGAATTTGGTCATGCCGATTGGAAAATGGATTGGGATGCCAGTGGTAATTTCATCGTCACGTTTTTTAAAAATGCAAGACCTGAGTATTTAGCAGATCTTGAGAACGAGGAGGATGATGAATGAAACATTTCGTTGACCGCCTGTTTGACGTTGCTTTGTACTTAATGTTAATTGCGTTCGTTGCCAATTTAATACATGGTGCAGTGTGACAGTCGAACGTAAACCACCAGTAGCAAAAGTTGTACGCAGAGAACATCAACGTGAGGGCTACAAGAAATCTTCACGTTGGATGTTGTTTAAACAAATACTTGAACGTGAAATTAAGGAGCGCAAAAAATGAATACATTTAAAGTTGTGGCAGTGGATTCAAATGGTGCAGTTGAAACTGTTGGTCTTTGCAAAACGTTTGCAGATGCACAGGACTTGCAGTTTCGTTGTGAAGAGGGTGATGACAAGCATGACCCTTGTGCCTATCTCATCGAGGAGGCAGTCGATGTCTAAAAAGAAAACGCTTGAAGAGATTCAAAAAGAATTGGATCAGATGTATTACCACCTTGAAAAACTTTGCAAGTTAAGTTACACCGAGTGGTCTTTGGAAGAAAGAATGCGTCATGGTCGGTTACACGCAATGAAACAAAAACGTTTAAACGAAATGAAAGAGCATACACATGACTTATGAACAATTGAAAGACTTGGTTGGTGATGACAACGCAGTTAGGATTTATGACTACTTCGTTGGATTTACTGTTGACGATCTTGTGCAGTTGGTATTGGATGGCTATACACCTAGCCAATTAATTAATTTAGCAAAGGAGTTAAACGATGACTAATCCTGATCGTTGGTTACAAAGTTGTGCAGAAGATTACATGGATGAAGAGGGTGATCACGCAGAGATGCGTGACCAAGAACATTCGATGGTTTTGAAAGAGATCATCGGTGGGCAAATCACTCCTGACGAGTTTGAAATATTTGAGTTACTGTTTGATGATCAGTCAGACCTACTCAAAGCACTCGCTCGGAATGATGGAACTACCGTCCTTGCAATTTTACAAAAGCGGTTCGATGAGGGTGTCGAATCATTAATTGAATCTAGACTGGAGTATTAAATTGGATATCCAAACCCAAATGCGTTTTAATCATGCAACACTTGAAGTTGCTTTAGTTGAGTTTTTATTAAAAGAAAACAGAATTGAAAAGACAAAGGCTTTAAAGACTTTAAATAAAACCTTTGATACCTTAGTTGATATCAGAGATGCTAATCCTGACGATTCAATTCAAGATTACGTTGAGCGTGTGTTTGACCGTATCGCTGAACTAACCCATTAACATTAACCCCCTTTGACTTCGGTCATCGGGGGTTTTTTTTCGTCCTCAGATTCACCACTTATGATGCATTGAGCGTTTAAACGGGCAGTCATCTGCCAGAAGCAACCTGCATTCTGGCGTTTGCTGGTTTTGTTTAAACTTAGAATGCCTCTTGTTCAAAGTACGTACCTGTGACCTTGTCGTAACCCAAAGCAGTTTCCCCTTGAGTACCCACCCACCGATAGCGACACTTCCAAACCGCAATCTCTACGTTCTCCTTGGTGCGATGCACTGTGATCCCGCAGTCTGCCTTTGCCCACCATGCCATAGATCCTGATATAGCCATACCATCAGGACGTGGTAAATCCATCCCTGAGCGTGTTATTTTGCTTGGATGGGCTACGAACCATACATGAACCCCATAAGCCTTAGCAAACGCTTGTATGCGGGTCAACATCCCCGATATAAATTCTGTCTCTGCCTGACCGCCTTTGTTGTCGATGTAGTTGTAAGGATCGATAACAAGACCTCGGATTCCCATGCGAACCACCGCAACCTTTGCCCGCTCCAAGATTGATTCAATCGTGGCGGGTTCAACCCCCTCGGAATCCAAGAACAGGAAATGCTCTTCTACCCATTTAAATGCCTCGTCCTTCTCGTCCTGAGTCATTCGCTTTGTGCCATCAAAGAATCGCTTTTCCTTGTAGATCTCCATGAGGCGGGAGATATGAATCTCAGGCTGATTCTCAAACGAGCAGACCGCAAACTTCCAATCGTGATTCCTCCCCAAGTTGACCATCATTTGATCCACAAAGTTAGACTTACCGCATGAGGGGTATCCAGTTACGATAGTCAGTTGACCCTGAGCCACCGTATAGATTTCATCCACGTTGGAGTATCCAGTAGACAAGCCCTTCCCCGTCCCCTTCCCCCACAAGTCGTTTAAACGGTCAGCAAACTTGGAGGCTGAAGACAAACCCGCAACTGGGTACGGCTCTGCCTCCTCGATAATTTTTATGACCAGTTCCTTGCCCTCGGCAAGGTAAGCCTCATTTAAATCTTTGTATTTGAAATGAGAGATTCTGCATTTGTCTTTGCCAATCCTTCTCGCCAATTCCTCAGCCAAAGCCTGACCCGCAGTGTCGGTGTCGGTCGCTATCGTGACGTACGGCACTTTTCCAAGCACGTCAAACGCATTCCACACAAAAGAAAATTTCTTATCCTCCGAGGCATCCACCTTTCCATCCGAGACTTTCATCGGTGCGCCACTTGGCACAGAAAGCACGTTGGTCAAGCCACACTCAAGCAAAGTCAAGGCATCAATCTCGCCCTCAACAATGATTACTGGCTTGGTCGTATCGATATGGTCTATGCCGAAAAAGTCGCTTGCACCACCCACGTCTTGCGTAAAGTCCTTCGCCTCGATGCTCCGATACTTGGCAGACACGTAGACCCCGTTACGGAAATATGGGAAGCCGATTGCGTCTGTCTTCTTGTTTAAACGCTGAAAGTATTTTTCGGCAGGGAACAACTGCATCTTCTCTGCGGTGTTAGCAGAAATACCACGAGATTTTAAAAAGTCAAAATGCTTGTTTTCTAGTTTTGTTGTTTCTAAATTTCTAATGGGATGCACATTACTCTCCGAGTGTCTGTAAGATTTTGTTTTAAATGGAACCGCCCCGCTGATTTGGCAGTGTTGGCAGTAATAAACCAAAGCATCTTCCTTGCGGTCAATGTTTAGTTCTTTTAAATGAGATTTTTTTCTGTCCTGAGAACAATTTGGACAAACAGTACGTAGATGATTATCCACGTGCAATGAAGACACAAACTCCGCTACCGCATTCATATTTAAGCCCCTCTAAGTTTTACTTCTTTGGTTTGTTTATTTTAACAGTGTGATCGCTATTCCGTGTAAAAGATCGATTTGATTTTGGTGATTTCAATTTCAAATTTTTACTTGAGTTAGTGCCTCCTTTTGAGAGTGGAACGACATGATCAATGTCCTTCCCTTTTCTGTCTACCCCACGCTTATCCATGTCATACCTAGCCCTCGCCCTTGCATTTCGAGATGGTTGTTCATCTCTAGACTTTTGTTGGGTGTATTCCTTTTTATAAGGACGTGGTTTGTTAACGTATGGCATAAAAATAATCTTTTTCTATATATATATACATACTGCCCTCTTGGGGAGGGCAGACCTAGCCTAAACTGGTCTGCCTTCACAACCTATGCCCACATTGGTATCGGTTGACCCGAAAGACTTTTCGTGCAAGGGATTCTTTCTTCGCCATCCCTGTCTGATGTCTAATGCACTAACCGTAGTATCAGCAATACCGTTTCGTCCCTACCGTTTTTCATCGTCAAACGAAACAGGTTTCAATATTAAATTTATAAAAAATAAATTGCAAGGTGTTTTGATGCAAGTACGTGTAAATCCTAATCATGTGTTTAAACGAAATATTTATTCCTGGCTGAGGTGAGCTTTTCGCCTGGCTGCTTCGCTGCCAGTCGCTCGTTTAAACGGGCTAAGGTACTTAATGCCGAAAAAAAGGGGGAGTCGGATTCTCCCCCAAAGTTCACCTCACATGAACATCCATCCATTTTCTTTGAAAATTATGACAAAACAAGGAGAACGTTACTGTTTGACAAACATTTTTCAGATGGTGTAATATACCCATGTGTTCATGGACTAAGCCCCCTATACACAGACCAGTAGGTCGGAAAGCCACCCTAAAAAGGTGGCTTTTTTTATGCTAGTGCGGAAACTTCTATCTCACACCTAGGGTTCTCTTTATCCAAACCCCAATATATGTGTTTCTCTTTGACCTGTCGGTCATTCTTATATGCCACTTCCTGTAGCAAATCCAGTATTAAACTCTCATCCAAGTCAGGTCTACGTGATGCGTACCAAATGCGAATGGTTACCGCCACATCACATTCAAAAACTTCGCTGTCGGAAATAACGCATTGCTGTTTAAACGCTTTAGCATACGACAACGCTTTGGCGGACTTGATAAACATTGGCTTTCCACGCACGTAGACCATTTTCCGTGAGTTAGCTTTACTTGCGGGTTCACCAAATATTTTTAAAAATAGTGTTTGCATTTGTTAAATAGTTGTATTAGTATTTAGTCATAGGAGGGCTTAAATGAAGATCACAAACAAATTCAATGTACCAGAAACATTAGTTGCACTCGCCAGTAGAGATTACTACACCAAGGGTCAGTCAGACTACTCAGTCACAGAAATCATCTCCCCGCCTCGCATACAGAGGCTCAGACGCAAGCATTTTGAAGAGATAGAGCAAGATGTATCCGATATGCTTTGGATGCTCCTAGGCACTGCTCTACACGTTGTAGCCGAGCGTTCTGAGGTATCGGGTCACACCAATGAAGAACGTTTGTCAGCGGGCATCAATGGCATCATCCTGTCGGGGGCGATTGATCTCCAAAAGGACGAGGCAGATGGCATCACCATTACAGACTATAAGTTCACGTCCGCATGGGCATTGATGAACGACAAGCCTGAGTGGGAACAACAACAGAACATTTATAAGTACTTGGTGGAGCGGGTTAAGAAAAAGCCTGTCAAAGGCTTAAAGATCTGTGCCTTGATCCGAGATTGGTCTAGGCGGGATGCTCAGAACAAACCCGACTATCCACAAGCACCTATCCAAATAGTTGACATTCCAATGTGGACATTTGATCGTACCGAGGCTTTTATCAAGGAGCGAGTCGAGTTGCATCGGGATTCCAAGGTCAATGCTGATTGGGGCGAGGAATTGCCTTTATGCACTGAAGAAGAGCGTTGGGTTAGACAAACCACGTATGCGGTCAAAAAGGATGGTCGTAAGACTGCAATTCGTGTGTTTGATACACAAGACGAGGCAGATGCCTTGTTAAAAGAAATGCCTGAGAAAGACAAAGGTTTTATAGAGATCCGTAAAGGTGAGGCAGTACGTTGTACAGGAAATTATTGCGGAGTATCGCAATGGTGTAGTCAGTATCAAGCAACATTAAAAGAGGAACAAAATGAAAGTGTATAAAAAATTAAGCGATGCCCGCATCAAGTTACAAAGAACAGAGTTGACCAAGTCTGGTCACAATAAGTTTGCGGGTTACAAGTACTTTGAGTTGGGAGATTTTCTCCCCGCAGTACAGTCAATCTTCAATGAAGTAGGATTGATTGATGCTATTTCTTTTACCGAAGATCTGGCAACTATGGTGGTATATGACGTGGAAGATGGAAGTTCGGTTACCTTTACTTCCCCTATGGGTACTGCGAATCTCAAAGGTTGTCATGAGGTGCAAAATATTGGTGCGGTAGAAACGTATCAACGTAGGTACTTGTACGTTACTGCCCTGTCAATTGTTGAGCATGATGCATTGGATGCCGTAACAGGATCGCAACCAGTAGAAGTAAAGCCTGTTGAAGTTAAGGCAAAGCCCCAAGAGCCTGAGCAAAACTTAGATGCCCTTGCAGAAGTACTTATTACCTTTGGTGATACGTGCGAGAGCCTCAAGGAACTCAGCAGTTTTTGGAAAAAGAATCAGGCGGGCATCGATCAGATGAAGGTCAGCAATCCTGATTTGTTTAAACAAGTGCAGTCTGCATTTGCACAGTACAAATCTAAATTTAAGGAGTAGATCGTGGATTACAAAAAACCATACGAAGAAAAACCCAACACTGGGTCGTTCTTTGCCAACAAAACAAAAACCAACCCCAAAGCACCCGACTATCGTGGCAAGATTTTGCTTGACTTAAGCACCTACGACATTGTTGATGGCAAAATTGCCGTGGAGTTGGCGGGATGGAAGATGACTGCCAAGTCAGGTCTTAGTTACCTTCAATTAAAGGCACAAAAGCCAAGAGAAGAACAATCCAACAAACCAGTAAAACAGGAGATTCAAGATGACGATATCGAATTTTAAAAAACGTGGCAGACCATTAGGTTCTAAAAACAAAGCGAAGCGTGGCAGACCAGCGGCTAAAAAAGCTAACACGTTTAAACAGTTTGATGTAGAGAGCCGATCATTAGCCAAGATTGTTGAGTTAGAAAAGATTCGACAAAACTTACACAATGTAATCGACAACCTTGAGCATCAAGCCGTTCAGTACAAAGCCGTTATTAGTTATCTTGAGAACAAACTGGAGAACAGATGAACGCTCTTCAGTTTGAGGCAGTGAAAGTTGCTCTTAAACAAGATCGCACTGGGTTTGTTTTAACACTTAGTATCCACCCTGATGAAGCCCCCGAAGAATTATTGCGGGACTTTGTTGGGGCTAGATACGGTGTCGCAATGGTGCGTATCCAAGATAACGAAACTGCAACGCATTATGACAATCGATTAAAAAAAGCGGGTATGTTAGGTCGCAGTACGAAATTCCATCTGTGGTTAAAAAGAGCAAATGGTTTATCGATTGATGGAGAGGCTGATGCCGTAGAGGCAATCCATCAGATCTGTGGCATTCATTCCCGAACTGAACTCAATGGCAATAAAGATGCCCAAAAATTATTTGATGAAATGGTAGAAGATTATGACCGATGGATTGAAGAAACCGAGCCGTTTTAAAACAGTTGTTCCGCTAATGGTTTACCTTGATCCCAAAGAGCGTGATAGCGTAAAAGCTTTCTCCAAAAAAGAAAACATGAGCGTTAGTCAGTTATCAAGGGAGGCATTTCAGATGCGAATGTCTGATTCAAGCGATTTATTTAACTCAGGATTCAATGCGGGTCTAAACGAGGCAATGAAGATTGTTAACAATTGCCAAGGTGCGACCATGATGTTTCCATCAGGCAAGTCGTTCGCAAGAGTGGTTTGTGATGACATTGAAAAATTCCTAAGAGATAAAAAATGACCAATCAAGATAGGGAGTATCTGCGTGATCTTATGGCTATGTTTGCTTTAAATGGAATTTTGTCTTGCAATTATGATGTTGGAGAAGAGCCAGCAGTATTGGCATATAAGTATGCAGATGAAATGATGGAGGCACGTAAACCACGTGCAGAAGGCATTGTTGCCATTAAAAGAAGGGTCAAACCAAAATGAATCAAATTCAATTTGGCGATTGCCGAACCATCATGGATCAGTGGATCTCCGAAGGGGTGAAGGTGCAGACGTGTGTCACCTCTCCCCCTTATTTTGGTCTACGAGACTATGGTACGTCTACATGGCTTGGAGGAGATGCCAGTTGCCAACACAAAGGTGTGCCAATTGGTAATAACCGAAACTTTATTAATGATGGCGGTAGGCTTGGCAACAACAAGGCTCTGTCTCATGGTGACTGTGTAAAGTGTGGTGCGGTTAGACAAGATAGCCAAATAGGACTAGAGCAAACAGTTGGCGACTACGTGGCGGCTATCGTTGGGGTGTTTAAACGAGTTAAGGATCTGCTGGCGGATGACGGGACGCTGTGGCTAAACCTTGGGGATAGTTACTACAATTATCGTGGTGGGAAGGGGCAGTCTTTGGTTAAACAAACTGTCTCCAATAACCTCCAAGACTTACCGCAAGTCTGTGCTAGGCGGGGAAACAAGCAAGAAGGTCTAAAGGAAAAAGACCTCATAGGCATCCCTTGGCGGGTCGCCTTTGCCTTACAGGAGGATGGTTGGTATCTACGTCAGGACATCATTTGGCATAAGCCTAATCCAATGCCTGAGTCAGTCAAAGATCGATGCACGAAGAGCCACGAATACATCTTTTTATTAACCAAGAACCCCAAGTATTACTTTGACAACGAAGCTATCAAGGAGCCTGTTAAAGAAGATTGGGGTACGAGGGATAGGACAGATGGCAAATACCATAACGAAGGATCAGGACTTAGTCCCCATTCGGGACTAGAGAAGTCTTACGAAATGGCTAATAAACGGTCTGTATGGACTGTTACCACCAAACCTTTTCATGGCGCACACTTTGCCACATTCCCAACGGATTTGATTGAACCTTGCATCCTTGCGGGTAGTCGCCCCAGAGATATTGTGTTTGATCCGTTCATGGGTTCTGGAACCAGCGCTGCCGTAGCTCAACGTTTAAACAGGCAGTACTTGGGCTGCGAGCTGAACACGGAGTACAAGAAGCTACAAGATGCACGTCTTTCGCAACAATCATTGGAGCTTTTATGACATTTCAAGAAGACTTAGAAAGAGGCTTAGATATAGAGTTGAAGGTATTGGATGCCATTCAAAAGAAATATCCATCGGCTAGTTTAATTAACAAATTTAAGGGCTATGACATTTGGATTCCTGAGTTACACAAATCAGTCGAAGTGAAATATGACCCCATGAGCAACGAGACTGGGAATATTGTTATAGAGATAGAAATGAACGGTCAGTTGTCAGCCCTTAGCACTACTACCGCAGATTTTTGGGTATTTCATGATGACCATGTTTTTATCATTATGAAGCCCATGAGCATCGTAAATTGTATTTTTCAAAATAAACTACAGTATGTAGAGTTTGTTGGTCAGGGAGATACATCTAAGAAAAAAGCATTCTTGGTTCCAAAAGAGTTATTGTTTAAATACGGCAAAAAAATGGGGGAATAATGAAAGTTACACCATACAACAACGGCAAGATCAAAATAGGCAATGAAGTTTATTTAAACAAACTAGTAAACCCGCCATATGTAGAACGTGACGATGATATGTTGGAATTGCAAAGCTACCTCATTCAAGACCCACGCATTCTTAACAAAGAGTATTGGTATAAGCGCATTTATATTGCGTTCCTTCTATTTGTTTTAACCATAATCTTAATGGCACATTGATATGAGGATTTAGAAATGAAAAAGGTGAGCATACGAACAGTTGAAAATACTATTGGACTGGCACGTAGTGTCGCTAATGGAACAACCAAATTTCCGTTTATGGGTTATTGCGCAGACCTGATGGAAAAAATGTTAGAAGAGATTAAAGAAGCAAGAAAGGCACAAGAGAAATGAACGCATATGAATTAGCAGATTTAATGCTTGATGTAACTGATTGCGAAAGTAGTGAATATTACCAAGCTGGGTTAATGCTACGCCACCAAGCAGACTACATAAAGCATTTGGAAGATGGCTTGAAGGCATCCATAGCGTTAAACAAAGCACAGTTAGAGCGCCTATCTGATTTAGAACGAAAGCATAAAGAAGAGTTTGACTACGCTGAAAAGCTATTAAAGGAACAAAATAAATGACTTTTCTTGTAGCCAATATACCGCCAGTTAAATGCTTTGTTCGCAGGGAGTTTCTTTATAACCAAAAGCAAGGGCATGGGGAATTAGAACCTTGTGTATGGATGACCGCCAAGGCGATCAAAGGGCAAGCTTTTCGTATCGAGTCTATGCTAACTAACTACGGTGCGCTTTACGACAAACTACCTATCCATGCCTATGTATGGAAAGAAGTAGCTGAGCCGTTGCCATTAGACCATTTACAAATATGGGATTGTCTATCGTATGACATGGCGGTGATTGAGAAGTCAAACTTACGGGGTCTAAAAGTTAAATTCTTTGGCAAGGATAAGCAGTTTCACTTTGGTAATTACTTGTTTACCATTGACTTTGCCTCGCCCGAATCCAATAGACTAGATACTAGCTTTTCAGAGGGTGTTGAGGAGCATAAGAGCTATAACTTTATCCGTTTAGATAACGGGCAGTTTGCTTGCCAACCCAACAACCGATGCCTTTGGTACGATGTATCACTAGTGCCAGCAGTCTTAAAAACACCCGATTTTCGCATACCTACTGAGGTATATAGCGTAGAGAATCACGCTAAATGGAGTGCTAAGGACGAATGGTTTTATAACTTTGAGGAGATTAAAACATGACTACTTGGACAAGTGAAGACAAAGAAGAAGCATATCGTAAAAAAGTAGAAGATGCACCTTATCATCCAGGCTATGAGGATGCAGTTGTTTATCCTACAGTAATTGTAGATAGCGGTGCTAGTCATCAAACCTTGGGCGAGTTTATTGCCCATAAGAAGATGGTTAATGAATTACTTGAAGAGATTGACGTTCAAAAGAAAGTCATTCAATCCCTGAGCGAAACAGGGCAGAAGCTATATGATGAGAACAGACATCTAAAAGAATCTTTTAGAAGTATTAGCAATCAACTTACTAATATGATGGAGCTTTGGGAGTTTAAACGATGACCACTTTTTTTGTTGTATTTTTTGCTGGTATAGGACTGATAGTTTGTATTTTTCTTCTTGTTGTTTTTTTACTTATTTATCTTGGAGATCGTGAATGAAAGAACCAATACCCTTTGCTGGATGGGTGCAGTACAGTGATGATACTGTGATGAAAAAAGAAGACTTAGTGAACCATCCTAAACATTACACGTCACACCCATCGGGGGTAGAGTGTATTCAAGTCACCGAACATATGGGATTTAACCTTGGTAATGCCATGAAATACATATGGCGGGCAGATGAAAAAGGCAACGCAATCGAAGACTTACGCAAAGCGGCTTGGTATATCAACCGTGAAATAGCGAAGCGGATCAAAGTTTAAACATGGCTACCAAGGCGGAGAAAGAGCGGTATGGGAAAGTTGCAAGACTCGGATGCATCCTCTGTTGGCATCTTGGATACGAAGGAACACCAGCAGAATTACATCACATTAGAAGAGGTGGTAGACGAGACAATGCTCCTGTTATCCCGCTATGTCCTGAACACCACCGAGGAAATACTGGTGTTCACGGACTTGGACGCAAAGCATTTGAAGCGAAGTATGAGTTATCTGAGGAGGACTTATCCGTATTCACGGAACATCTCCTAACGAATGCCTAGTGTATTTGCCGCTTTAACCCCTTGTTGAGCAATGATGTTGTACTGTGCAGTCAGCTTATTAACAAGTTCTCTACGTTCTTCTGGTGTTCTGCTCTGGTCATTTTTAACTATTTCAATTTGTCTGCGAACTTTGGTCATGTTCTCGCTGAACTTTCTAAGAGTTGGTGCGGAGGCGATGAGCATCTTCTTCTCCTCGTCCTCTACCATTTCTCTAGCCTCTTCCAAACGACCTGAGTTCTTCAGTTCGTTAAATCCCTGAGCGGTACGGTTGGCAGTCTGTTGAATGTCGTAGAAGTTAGCCACTGCCTTATCTGCGTTAGGATCGGTCATAAACGCTTTGAAGAATGGCTGTTTCTCTAAGTTCTTAGCAGCACCTTCTGTGCCTTGGAGCGTGTAAACGAGCTGATCAGCCAGCCCAAACATGAACGTACCAGCTTCAGCAAAATAACCTTGGACTAAATTGTCGATCTTGGCGGGAGACAGACCTACAAATCCAAGTCCAGCACCACTCAAGAACTTAGCCGTTTCACTAGCGTTACGTCCACGAGCCTCTACTGGAAGTCTAGCATCACCAATGCTTTCTACTGGGTTACCAGTAAAGAAAGAATAGTTAACAACCGTCTCTAAGGCGGGTTTAATAGCCTGTGGTACTGGCACACCGCCTGTTGGGAGGTTATGCAACAAGCCGTCTTTGTAGGCTTTGATCATTTCTTTGCCTGTGTCATTGCCGTAGGCATAGCGTAAGGCTACTTCTGGCACGACCTTGAACAGGAAGCCAACCTCGTATGGGACAGGAACTTTAATGAATCCATCTGAGAGGGGGTTTTTAATCAGCCAGTTGTTATCTTTGACATAGTTAGGTTGTTTCTGATATTCCTCATCGTCTTGCATCAACATGGCGTAGGCGACTGAAGCTCCAAACATTAACGAAGCTCGCTGTTTAAACAGCTTCTTAGCTGCTTCTTTCTCCGAAGCTGGCAAGTTGTAACCTGTAGCGGCACGGTATACGGTATCCAAAGAGGTGATAGATGCCGACAAGAATGGGATCATTTGACGAGCCGCATTCAGAGTCTTGGAGTTTCCGTGTACTAAGAAGTTAATTGCTTCACGAGCCTTCATAACCGCATAATTAACCGCCTCTTCCTCGGTCATGCCCTTATCCAAGGCAGACTGCTTTTCCTTCTTAAATATAGCTACACGAGTTGCCGCATCGGATGCCTCATGCATCAGCATCAGCTTGTGGAATACCTTTTGAAGATTGCTTGGATCGACCTTTTCTGTACCGACTTGATTAAGGAATGTCTGTAAATCAAGGGTACTGTCGTATTGTCCAATAACGCCACGGGAGGCAAGAATCTTAGCCTCTTCCGAGTTTTTACGTAGGACGTTGATGTATTCCTTAGCCGAGTGGAACGGGGTAACGATACCGCCATTGGCTACGATGCTGGCATGGATTGGATCACGAATTAACTGACGTATCCAGAACATGGGGTTCAACAAAGCACCCGCACGAAGGATGTTAGTAGCCCCGCCAAAGAACTTTAAGACAGGTCCAAGTTCGTAATGCATGGACTCAAAGGCGGCAAGGTCAGTAGCGTTATCTACTATGACGTGAACCACACCCTTAGAGTCTGCAAATGGATTGGTAGGATCTTTATAGCGTAGGTTAATTCCTTCTGCATCAGGATTGCCTACATCAGCACCATTGCGTTTTTTGGTAGGTATCCTTGCCGCACCAGCATCAATTAACTGGGTAACAGCAACTTTACGGACTTGGTTTTGGTAAGCACCCGCCAACATAGATGCGTATTGCTTATCAATGTTTTCCCAAATGTTGCGTTTTAACGGTACGGGATCACCATTTTCATCCAAAACAACCTTACCACTCTTATCCCGCAAGTACTCAGCACCCTCTAGTTTTTTAACTTTAGGGGTAGACTTTAGACCAGCCGCAGTAAATCCTAGCTGACTCTCCATCATGGTCTCTAAATCGGTATTAGAAGCCGCTAGAGACACGTAGAACTTCTTGGCACGGTAAGTGTCAGCCTCTGCCTTGCTAAACAGTCCTACGCTCTCCCAGAGGTTGATAAGTCCTGTATTGACCTTCTTCCAGATGTCAAAGATTTCTTGCATTTCTGGGACGTTCTTTAGTTGTTTCTCTGCCCAGTCAATCTGAGCCTGAGTAACTTGTTTCTCACGATTTCTTTTTTCGCCAGTCTTGGCGTTATGGATACGGTCTTCTTCCATAATTTCTTTGCCACGCAAGGCACGAGCTACTTCAGCCACAAATGCACGACCGCTTAATTCAGAACCTTTGACGTAGTAATTGTCGTCTAAACGGTCAGCTAAAATTCGACTGTTTGCTAAATTGTTAACTTCGTCTATTTCAATAATGACAGATCCATCTGAGTTAACGACTGGGATACCTGTCTGTAAGCCGTTACGGATTAGGTTGATTGTCTGAGCTTTTGCTCTAGCCAATAAGTCGCCACGAAGTATTCCGTTTTTATAAATCTCTTGATCTTGTAGGCTTCTTGCCAAGCCAGAGTTAGGATCTATAAAGGCAATACGAGTCTTAATCCGCTCTTCAGGGTCTTTAAACATCTTAAAGATGCTGGTAATTGTATCGGTAAGCGTTTTACCGTAAGTATTAACTTGCTCTAACTTGGTATGACTCTCTGGAGCAACGTTAAAGGAATAGCGGATGTCCTTAGATTCTGCGGTAGGAGCAACGTTAAACGCAGACTTGATCTGGCTTGAATCATAGACTGCAAGATTTTTTTGACCGCCTTCACTAACATAAAAACCATCAAATCCAAGGTTTTTAATAGCTTTTTGAACACGACCATCTTCTATTTCGTTCCACATTCCACGTTCAATTCCGTCTCTATAAACTTCTCCTAAAGGTCTGCCACGACTATTATTACCGTCTTTATTTATTTCACTGATAATCTGTTCAAGGTGTTCTTCATTTTGATAATCAAATGGATTTCTTGCATAAATATATACAGGAATAATATTTCTTCTAGACGGTAGCTTTTCACCTAATAATTTATTTACAGCAAACAAAATTTCATTGTCAATGAAACCGTAGCTGGATCCTTTAAACAAAGAAATTTCTGATTTAATTTTTTTGTAATCTAAATTAGATAACCCATCTTTAGCATTTTCAAGTGCTTGTAATTGAATTTGTTCTTTTTCGTCAGTTGTTAAATCATTAAAAAGTTCACGATTCATATAGTCTTCACTCATATAAGTGAAGTCATTTGCAAATTTTGGATTGTCGGTAAAGAAAATAGCATCAGCCTGTTTTGGCATAAACTCCGTAATGTCACGGGCAGTACCGTGGTACATGATTTTTGGAGTGCCGTCTTCATTAACAATCTTAGACTTGCCTTCTCTACGGTTCATAAAGGCATCAACCTCTGGGGTATCAGGAGCCTTTAAAGACATCTTTTTCTTAAGCGACAGAGTTCCTTTGGTTGGCTTCTTCTCTGCCTCTGCCTCTATTTGATTTGGGGTAATAACACGCTTTACCTTGACACCAACAGGTTTAGGCTCAACACGACCCTCTTTACTGGCTTGCACCAGAATGCCACGTTGCTTTTCTTCAAATTTCTTAGCCTCTGGCGGTTGTATATTTTTGCCAGACCAAGCGGCATCACCATACTTAGTAGGAATACGGGCATCGCTATACATACTTTGTACTTCGTAATGGTCAGACAGAGGTTTGACAAACATAGCATCGTCAGTCAGTGGGTCGTATAAAACCAACTGAGGTCCGCTGCGGTATATCCGTTTAAACCGCTTGCCAAGATCTTCAATGTGAAGAATCAGGTCTTCTAAACGCTCTTTAGTAACTTCAGCGGGTCTGCGTTTAACGTCAGTCTGCATCCTTCTGAGGATGTGATTTGCTCCATAGCCCTGATCATTAATGTCATCATGCGTACCAACAGGTAGGCGGATAGGGTATTTGGCAAATGGTGCAGAACCTGGCATAAATGCTAGGTTGCCCGTGTTGTTAGGGTTTTTCTCTGAGACTAAGAACGTGGTTGGATCTATATTGCCTAATGCTAAAGAATACTTACTCTCAGGGGCTACTTCTTCTGCTCTGAAGGAGAACTTGGGTTCTCTTCCCGATTCTCTAATTGTTTCTCTAACTGACCCGACAAAGGATTCACGGAAATCGTCAAGCCCTCTTTGTATATCGGGCTGTTCGGGTCTGCTTGTTTGAATCCCAGCGACAAGGCTAGTTCCACTAGGCTCTTTTTCCCAGTCATGATAGTTGTACTCCGATTTTGCCCCAAAGAATTCTTGGGATTCTATTGTTGAAATTTCATTAAGTGCTTCTGTAACGTCCGCAAGATTTTGTAAAAACTCTTCGTCAGCAATTGATGGAATTCCATCTTTGCTACGATAGTTAATCATAACCAATTCGTTGCCACGAAGTCTAGTAAATCCAGCATCTTTGCCAAATTTATTTTGGAAGACGGCAAGCATTTTTTTCTGCTGTGCTGGAGTAAGGGCTACCGTATTAAACTTTAATTTAAAACCAAGTTGATCAGTCTCTATTAACTTAGGGTCAGCTCTAAAAAACGGGGTAGCATCCTGTTTAAACACGTAGGACATGGCGTTAGCCAGATCTAAAGCATCTTTTTCTGCCACTTTGGCATCATTGTTAATGATTTGAACAATTAAGTTAGGGTTAACTTTGCCCTCATATGCTCCAGAACTAACAGTTACTCGTATTTTGCTATTTACACCAATGTACTTGGCAATTGCCTGAACTGTGTCAGCGTTAGCAATTTCTTTGGTAAGTTTTTCTTTATATTTAAAGTTAAGTTCTTCAGCTTGAGCCATTTCTGACTTTTTGGAAGGAATGACTTCACCAGTAATATTCTGTACACGTGTCTTAATTTCCTTAGAAGGCTCACGCAAAGCCTCTGTAATAGGCAGTTCGGAAACTCGTTTTTTCATTTGGTGGGAGTAGTCCGCCACAGCACGTTCAAATGCAAATTGGCTTAATTCCTCATCGCTTAGGTCTTTTTTCCAACCTTTGGCACGGTAGTCATCAAACATAGTCTTGGCTTTTTGAGTTACCCAAGACGCTGCTTGTACTTGACGTGGTGCTACATCTAATTTGGAGGCTAGTAAGCGCACCATATTCTCTGCCAATTCATACTGGGCATCGGTAGGTACGTCTTTACCAAATATCATTCTGGTCATATGGAGGTCAATAGTGGAACGACCACTGTCTTTACCGTCCATTGCTTCCATTAAATTACCATAGAAAGTATTGGTTTTGCGACCTTCCCATTCTTCTCCAAAATTAAGAAGAGCATCAACTTTTTTATTTTCGTTTTTTGTGCCAACCTTGATTGGTCTGCCTTCAGCAAACTGAGTCCAAGCATTTGCTGTTTTGGTAAAGTTAGCGGCAACCTCTGTATTGGCAGAGGTAATAGCGATAACTTGGAAGAACTTTTCTGCTAATACTGCGTCATTATTAAATGCATCAAGCACTGCCTTGGCTGAACGCTCGTACCAATCCCTGCCTTTTAGACCTTGAGCGGTATAACTTTGTAGCTTTTTAACGGCTTTTTTAACGTCCGCCAAAGTCTCTTCTGACTTCATGCCAACGATACGGTCGCCAATTTTTTTAATTAGGCTTTCTAACTCACGCTCATAGATTTTTACTTGCTGAACGTCAAGCGGTGTAATGTCTTTCTTTGCGGTTGCAAAAGACATTCTGGCTGGCTTGGTTTCAGCCTTAACAGGCTCAAGTGTCTTAATACCACCTTCTTCAATTTTGTTAAAGATGTCATTGGCGGTAGTAAAACCTAATTTGTTAAGAGAATTGCGTAGGGCTTCAAAGAATTTGTTTAAACGGTAAATGATGTTACCAATCATGCCCGCTGGCAGTTTATTTTTGCTATAGAAACGGAAAGCCTCGGCAATAGCCTCTTCTTGAATGTACTCGTCAAAGCCTTTTAATGTGCCGTAGTCTTGCTTATATTGATCTTGATAGCGTTTAAACAGCCCACGATCAGCAATAAACTTTTGCACCCACTCAGTCTTAGCTTTGTTTGTTAGGACTTTCCACTCGGCATCGGTAAATCCGCCAAGTTCTTTAAGAGCGTGAATAGACTCATGGCGAAGTGTTCCCATAACGTCTTTGGCGTCTAGAGCCAATGTAATAAGATTTTGGACGTAGTAGCCGTCTGCTTTGCCGTCTTCAATACTATTAACAATACGTAGACCAACCTTCTCAAGCCCAAAACGCTTTAAAGTAGGCATTAAAGTCTTTTTGAAGTCGTCTAACTTATCTCGTGCCTCTTTGGTATAGATTCCTAGCTCTTCTAAACGCTCTGTAGCACCTTCTTTACCTTTTTTGGTGGTAATTTCAATGCCTTCAGGCTTCTTACCAGCACGGGAGTCTAGTTCTTTTTGGGCTAAGTTTACATAACGCTTTACTCTGCCTGTTTGTTTCTGTGCTGAGGCAGAATCAATAATTTGCTGCAGTGTCTGGTCGTTTAAACGGCTTATACCATATGCTTCAGCCTGTTCTTCGCTGTCAAACTTAACAGTTGGCTTACCTTTTTCATAGTAGGTAAACTTGTTTTGGGTCAAAGCTCTAGTACCAACAGGCACTATTTGGATGGGCTGGGCAAATTGTTGTTGTTGTTGCCGTAGGTTGGCAATATCTTGGTTAGCTACTTGATCTTGACCATAGTAATTGGCTGACTTAATAAAGAAAGCATTGTCCTGATCACGTCCCAATGACCGATCATTAAGCAAATCCGCTTCCCGCTTTTGAATACCAGTTTGTAAACTGGCAATCTTTTTCTCTAGGTCAATAACTTTTGCCTGACGGTTTCTTTCATGTATGACCAGTTCTTCTTCTGCTTCCTCAGCAGTTTCCTTCTGGTTGATAACCCGACTGCCAGACCGAATTTCATAAAGATCAGGGGTCTCTCCCTGTTTAAACGTCTCTTTACGGATGTCCATGCCGCCAGGCAGTTCTTTTCTTGGGGTGGGTTTCTGGATCATCTCCACATTCTTTTCCACACCATTGACGTTCCGAACCTCAATGACACGCTCCAAGTCACCATTTAGGATGGCTTGGTCTAAAAGACGTTGTTGGTCTTTCCGTCTAGTCAGACCGCTGTATTTCTCAATCTGTTTTAAAACGCTTTCTCTGCCGTTTGGCTTGTTACCAACTTCGGCAAACTCTTTATTAATACCGCCTATGGTCTGGGTATATTGCTCAGGGGTATAGTGTTTAACCGTAGTAATACCAGCCTGTAGGACTTGGGACTCAGACCCTACAGGAATGTTATCTAGTGCTTGTTTAACCGCCAAACGCTGTGGAGGAGACATATTCTCCAAACTGTTAGTTCCAGTTGTTCTTTCTAGGAAGTCTCTAAACCCTTGGGTGTCGGTAGAAATACCACGCTGCTGGGCGGCTAAATTCAATGTATTAGGGGATATGTCATCTCCAGCCTGAAAGCCTGTCCTAGAGGCTACTAAGCGTCCTAGGACACCTTCTGCGGTCTTAGTCTCTTCTGGGGTAAAGACATCAGCCAAGTCTTCAATAGAGAAGGTCTTGCCAATACGAGCCTTGCCCATCGCCTGTCTGCGTTGGTTAATCTCTGCAATTTCCTTGGCACTAAGGTCAGTAGTTTTAAATCGTCCCAAAGGATTAAATAGAGGATCGTCCTCGGAAGGTTCTACGTACTTCTTCTCTGGTGCTGGTAGTGCTAAAGTCTCTGTGACACCCAGTCTTTGTTGGGTTTCTTGTATCCGTTGACGTTCTGCCAATGCGGCTTCTTGTTCAGCTTTCTTACGGTCAAGGATAGCCTGTTGCTTCTGATCCTCTTCCATCTGCTTACCTTTGCTGATGGTAGCCCCACGCTCTAAGTAAGTGCCAGGTATGGCTAATGTACCGCCAAGTACTGCACCGCCAATAAAGCTATCAAAGTATTCGTCTCTGGCTTGTTGGTCTGAGATGTTTAAACCAGCCTGTAAACGCTCTAGGAACTGTTGTCCTACCTCGGTAGCACCTTCAATACCAGCTAATCTGGCTGAACCAGCACCATAAGCGGCAGTGGTTCTAAGCATCCCTTGTTCAGCAATCTTCTTGGCTAGTTCTGGGGTTACTTCTTTGCCAGCCGCACCGAAGAGTTTGCCAACTGCTGGGATCATTCGTAGGGAAACAAGATCTAAAGCTGTCTGCGGAACAGCGGCAGCAGCAGCCTTACCAAGGCTGGCTTCTTCTAAAGACTTGCCTGTATCTATTTGGCGGGAAAGGTTAGATCCAGTAAACTGTCCTAAAGAGGCAAGTCCAGCGCCAGCAAGACCAACACCTGCACCAACACCAAGAACTTTAGCTCCAACACCAGCAGCTAATGGAGCTGCCATATAAGGCAAAGAACCGCCTAGGGTTTCTCTAAACTTTAATAATGGAGCTTGAGACCAACCTTCTTCGGTTGGTTTAAACATCCTTTGAGCTAGGATGTCTTTTTCTTGTTTATAACGTTCAGCATCTTCTAGACTCATTAATCCAGTTTTGCCAGCCAAAAGAGCTACATCGCCCTTTAAACGTTCTTTGCCTGCGGAAAAAGCACCAGTAAAACCTGTATCTGGTTTTATTTGTTTTTCTTCTGTAACTCTTTTTACAGTTCTATCAATTACAGATTTGTCCGTATCATCGGGAAATTCTAAGATAGTTCCGTCAAATAATTGAGCGGTAATTGCCATGCTAATCCCTTATTTGATTTCTTTACCTTTTTTATCATACTTTATAACATTACTTGGCATAGCTGAACTTTGCATTTTTCCAAAATCAATGCCATAAGCACCTTTATAAGCTTCTGCAAAAGCTGGTTCTCTTGACAAAATTTGTTTTGTTGCAACATCAATTTTAGCAGCAACGTTTGGATCATCTAAATCCATACCAATTAATCCTTGCTGTTTTAACCCAGCAATTGCCATAGTCCTTGCATCATCTCTCATGGCTTTAACTGCTAATAAATTATTGTTACGAATTCTTTCATTTAGCTCGCCTTGACGAAGGGCAATGGTTCCTTCTTTTCCAGCTTTGGCAATATCGCCAAGTTCTTGATAACGAAGTCCAGTAACATAAGCTTTATCCAATGCTGCCTTTTCTGCGGCTCTTTGTTTGTTGGCATCAGAAAGATAAGAAACTCCAGACAATCCACCTTTGCCAATATTAGCAAAAGCATATGGAGACTCTCCGCCTAACATTCCTAAACCAGCGGCAAGCAAAGCCATATTTTTATCTTCAGCACGTTGTTTGGCTAAATTAGCTTCGCTTTGGTCTAATTTTTTAAAGAAAGCAGCATAACGATCTTCTTCTGGGGTTGATTTTGGTAGCGTATTTACAGGAGGCGTATATCCTAATTCTGCATATGTTGGGCTATCCATTAGAACGGGGGCAGTCTTAAATTCAACAGGCAATGCTGCCATTGCATCTTGTTCGCCTTGGCGTTGATGTTGGATTCCAAGATTTTTTAATTCACTTTCAGTAGGTTCTGGAGTGCGTTTTTTTCTAGCGGCTGTAGTTCTTTGGCTTTCTGGAAAAAAATCAGAACCAGTAGCTTGACCAGCTCTACCAACTCTTGGTTGACCGCCATCTTCAAAGTGCTGAACCTCACCGCCACTAGCCATACGACTAGCAACTACATAGTTTTGTGTCTCACGGGGTAGTGCAGAAATGCCCTGACCACTCTTTAAGGCTTTATCTACCCGACCAGGACCAGCATTGTATGCGGCTAATGCAAGGGTAGGATCTTGGTATTTGTCATACATTTGTTTAAGGTACGTTACACCACCACGAATGTTCTCTTCTGGATTTAGTGGATCTACACCCAAACCTTTGGCGGTCTTAGGCATTAACTGCATTACACCGATAGCACCAGCACTAGACTTGGCTGTTTCAGGATTTTTTAAATTACCCGTTTCTTTGTATAGAACGTGCAATGCAAGGCTAGGATCTATTCCTAAACGTTGAGCCTCTTGAATAACCATGCTTTCGTACTTATGACCGCCACGCTTTGGAACGTCCATTGGTGGCATTACATAATCACCTTTTTTAGGTCCGTCAATCATCATTTTGCGAACAGAAGCAGGAGTTTGACCTTTTTCAGCCAAAGCCGATTCATAACTAGATGGCATAGCTTTTTTAACAGAATCTTTTAAATTTGATAGATAAGATTTATTTTCTAAAGCTTGAGATAAAGCATTTTGATAAGCAGCCATTTCATCTGCTTCATCATCATCGTCATCATCGTCTACTAAACTTCCTCTAGCAAAAGCAATAATTCCACCACCAGCATAGGAACGTTCTGGTATTGGCAATTGAGCTACCCCTGCATTTTCCATTTCTGGCATCTGTTGTGGTTGTTCTGCCGCAGAGTTTTGAGCAATAATTTGTTCCATTATGGAAGTCTGTGGAACACCGCCTTGCATAGCTTTAGTTTTAGCAACAGCATCCATCATCTCAGCTTTGCGGGCAAGGATGGGAGCTACCATTTCAGTAGCAATTTGTTTTTTCTGAGCCATTTGCATAATCATGGCTTGTGGCAATTTGGCTAGGTCATCAATTGAACTAGACTGCTGACGGATGGCGGATAAAATACTCATTGTTTGCCCATCATATTAAATAAGGAAAGACCTCCCAATCCAATACCTGCTAATTGACTAGCAAAACTAGGAGGTGGAGTAGTTTGAACTTGAGTACCAGCGGTATCTCCTAATGGAACACCACGCAGAATGTTGGCAAAAGAACCTAACTGTTGCTCTGGGAATCCTAAGGCTCTCATTTGGTCTTGATACTGAGCGTCTAATTGTTGCTGTGCAACACTACGTTCTGTACCACCAAACGCTCCTAAAGCGGTAGAGCGGGCTAGGTCTGTCTGTTGCTGTAATGCTCCTTGCTGACCTAATCCTTGACCTAATTGACCATAGGTAGCAGCAGAGCCTAGTTGAGCCTTTTGAGCGGCTTCATAGGCGTTTTGTAAGCCCATAGCCTGTATTTGACCTAACTTAGTCTGAAGGTTTCTATCGGCTTCAGTCTGGGCTAATAGCTGTCTTGCGCCACCATAGGTTCCTTGACGAGCAGCACCTAAGTTTTGTGCCATTAATCCTTTTTGTGCATCACGAATGGCTTCTGCTTTGTTAACGTCAATAACGTTTTGAGCATATGGAGACATATAGGCTTGAGTCTGCTCAGGGCTTAACATCGACCCTAATGCTCCTAGTCCTTGAGCGTACGCTCCATAGCCAGTTTGAAACTGTTCTGGACGTGCCATTCCAGCAATTTGTTGTCCTGCGGCTTGTTCTTGAGCAGATAGTCCAGCAATACGTCCAGCACCTTCTAGACCCATTTGGGATAAAGGATTACCATAAGCAGTGGCATAGTCTCTAGCAAATACTTCTTGTGCTTTGGGTAAAATTCCGTAAGCTTGATCAACGCCAGTAAAATACGGCATTAACTCCGCTGGGATTGATTGTTGACCTGTTGTGACTGTAGTAGTTTGAGCCATAATTTATCCTTTAAGCGGGCATCATTTTATTAGGTTTAATCTGACGACCTTGCTTTTCATTGCCTGTACGAGCTTTTCTTACCCTATCCATCATGGAATATAACTGTTTTGCTCCAGCTTTAGAAGAGCCATTTCCAAGATGAGACACAACATCGGCTGGAATAACAAATTCACCGTCTGCCAATCTAGCTTCTTGAGTTCCATTTATTGTAGCTGGGATAGAGTCGCTCATGCCATCTCCACCGCCTGATAAAAATCTAGGAGTGCCACCAGCAGCATATCCCATACCAAATAGACCTTTCTGCATATTACCTTGATCCATTCCCATAGCAGAGTAATCACCGCCTAATTCATCGTCTACTTGACCGCCCATAGCAAACATATAAGGGTTTTCCCTTACAGCTTCTTCAGCTCGTTTTTTGCCTTTAGAAATTCTAGCTAACATATCGGCTTGTTCTTGTCTTCCAACTCCAGCAGAACGATCTGCCTCTTCTTTCATTTTTTGAGCTTCATCTACTGCCATCATTCCTGATGTACCTATAACTAACGGTACACCTGTTTTATAGATTCCAGCTTGAGTACCAAATTTAGTAGCTGCTGCATCGTAGGTACTTGGGCTAAGTAGATTACCTACTCCTCTTTCCATAGCACCTACATCTCTAAAGAAAGGTTTAGAAACTGCTTCATTTAAAGATGGGTTTCTAACGGTTGCAGTAATATCTGCATCAAAATTTGGTACACCGCTAGAAATGGCACTTGGATCAGGTCCTCCAGCAGCTTCTAAACCAGCACCAAGGGTAGATGCACCATAAGCAGCTATACCACCCATCAATGCACGTTTCATATCAAAACCACTGCCTGGTCGTCCAAAGCCTGAAGATAAACCACCAATACCTGCGGCAGCTATAGGCGAACCAATAAATGGAGCGGCTAGTATCCCAGCGTATGGAGCTACATCTTTTAAGAAAGGAACGGCTTGTCCAATTGGTCTAACTACTGCTTTTTCTACAGGTTGAAAGGCTCTTGTTAAAGCGTTAGAAATACCGCCAAAAGCAAAATGTTTCACTTCTCCGCCTTTGGCGTACCGTCTATTTACTGTTGCATAACGATCAAATGGGTTTTCATAATCATAGACATTGGAAGCTGTTACCCGATTCCTTAATAAATAAGGACTTGCAATGCCACCAGAAGAGCCATAACCACCCGTGTATCGTGAATCTGCTGCAACAGGTGAACCTTCTGGTTGTGGTTGTTGACCGCTATTTGCTAATGACAACGCTCCTAAACCAAGGGCGGTTGATGTATATGGATTGTTTACAACATAAGATTTAGCCATGTCATAAGCAGCACCTGGCAATTCAGCCATTCTGTCTAAGTACCCTTTTTCAACCATTTTTTGTGTTTCAGCACTTGCTGGAGTACTACGGTCAAAAATTTGTACACCTTCTGGGGTATATGTTGATTGAGGATTATTTAATAATTCTCTATAAAACTTTTCATACTGCTCTTCTTGAGACAACGTTGGTTGAGCCGAAGATGCCAAAACTTCTGGGCTATAGCCTAATTCTGTAGCTCCATCAGGTAAATCTCGATATAGGCTTCCAAGATCCAATTCAGGCGGTATAACATCTACTGGTGGTGTACCGTCTATGTATGGGCTTGCTTCATCAGGTGTATAGCTTGGTGGCGGTGAATAATTAGGTGGAGGAGTGCCATCAATATACGGACTACCTTCATCTGGTACATAGTTAGGTCTATAGGATGGTGGTGGAGTACCATCTATATATGGACTTCCTTCATCAGGAATATATCCAGCATCACCAAATAACGTGTTTAAACCGTAAGATGTTCCTCCAGCTAAAGCTGCATTTTTTAAAATATCTTCTGGGTCATCGCCTCTAATTGCTCCAGTAGCTGCACTAGTTCCAGCAGCTACAGCAGCAGCTTGTGTGGCGGTTAAAGGTACTGCTGCGGTTCCTGCTTGCAATGCAATAAGTTCTGGAGCTAAATAAGGCACAGCTACAGCGGCTATGGTTCCCCAACCACCAGGTACTGTATCTCCAACGGCTTTATCTACATCTGCTAAAGCCCCTAAAATTCCACCGCCACCACCATCTGTTCCAAGAACAGAAGATATAGGGTCAGTAATAGCACTAATAATCCCTCCACCGCCACCGCCTTCTAATGTCATGCCATGTTTAAACGGGCTATGCCTTCCCCCTAAAGGTTGGAAAGCATGGATTGGGAGGGTGGATTCTAGGTGGTATCTCATACTTTAGCCATATAAGCGTATTCTTTTCGGTCAGACTTTTGGATGTCTACACCGTATGTTTTGAGCATTCTGACAATCTGTTCCCCGCTCTTGGGTTTAATAAAATAGACCTTCTTTAGGTCAGAATCCTGAATCTTTTTAATAAAGTATTGGATGGCAGAAGCCAAAGACTGGGGAGGATCTACAGTATATAAATGCAATTCTACGTCCCCTTCTCCTAGACGGATCAAGAAAAGTACCGAGTTATTTTTCTGTAATAGTATCCCATTTCCAGCTTTAATAATACGGTCAATACCCACAAGAACCTTCTTTGGGTCATCTGCTTGACTGTATTGGTCTTGTAAAATAATCTCTGATGGTGTCATACAATAGTTACCGTTACCGTCCCCACACTAGCTGTGGCTGATACTCCATATAGATAAGAAATATAAGGTACAACAATCTTTAAGTTTTCGCCAACCTGAAATACAGTGCCGTCTGGCAAATTGTACCCCGATGTTGGCAAATTTAATAGCCTGATCCCGTCTGCCTGTAAAGGCACATTGGAGTCTAACTGGGTAAAATATAGCCGTAAAACGCTGATTAACTGAGAAAGCTGTTGCTGGTCGTAAGCAACTGGAGCCAGAGGCAGGGCTGGCGCCCGAAATCGTTGCATTGCCATTATCTGCGCCCATCTGGTCTACCGTCTAAACGAGGGCTACCTAACTGCCACTGGACGTTTAAGTCTGTAGAGGCAATCTCAATAGCCATCTGTCTAGCCCTAGCCCGCATGAAGATCTGTTCGGTAAAGACGTCTACGGAGGTTTCAATGACTTGCTCAGAATCTATGTTGGAATAAGCATTTCCAGGAAAGTTGCGTGGTTTGATATACATAGTCACCGCAGGCAAAGTGGCAGTTGACCCAGTAAAACTAAGGTCAGGAATAATTCGTTTAGTCAAGATAAACTGATCTCCGTCTACCAAATCAAAGTCTGAAGACGAAATAAACGATGTCATTGCTGTAGTGTCGTCATTTAGACCCTGCTCGTGGTTGTAAATAATACTGTCAGCCGTTATAGCGGTTGATACAACACTTTGAGAAATATTGACGGTGTAAGTCCCAATACCACCTGTTCCAGTTCCTAAAGCCGTTATAGTGGTTCCTACTGCTATGCCAGTACCTGAAATGACTGAACCTACTTGTAAGATGCCTACCGAGACCGCAGTGACTGTCAAAGTTGTAGAAGCAATAGAACCTGTAACATAGGTTCCTGTGACCGCTTGAGGGTATTCCCTTAAAGACGAGTCTGACCACGCAGTACGATCTATCGTGCCGTAGTACCAAATCTTCTCTAAATGGTTGTAGATGACGTAGGCGTTATTGATTTGACTATCTGCCGTTGGGTAGAACCACCATATCTCGTTCCAGCCCTCATTGGTTCCTGAAATAACTTGATCGGCTTGGTCGTAGTTAAAGTTTTGAAAAACGTGGTTTCTTAGGGTACAAGGCAAAGTCTCAACCCGTCCTGTGTAGGCATAGAACTTATCATGACCCATCCAATAAGCGGTGTTATTTACGGCTACAACAGCACGAGGACCAATAATAGAAATATTGTCCGAAAGCTCATTAAGACTAAAGACGTCTGTGGTTCCTACAAACTGGAGAGAATTTAAAGTTCCTTCGGTATAGACCAAAATCTCTTGACGGGTTGCTATAGCACAAACAATTTGAGAACCACGAGAAACCCGTATAAAACCTGCCGAGTTTGTAACTAAAGGCGTCCAGACGTTAGGTTGATCTTGAGTAGCCCAGCGTATTAATAGAGGGTCAAATGAACCTCCTCCATAAGGGGTAGCACCAAAACAAAGTAAGTGTTTGTCATTTTGAGAGACTAAAATCTGCATCGCCTGTGTAGGCACATCAGCTGGGGCTACTCCATTTATAGTTGTGGTAGACAAAAGAGTGGCTCTTACTCCCGTTCCTCCAGAATATTGCCAATAATAGATAGCTCCGTTACGGATATTAGCGACTAGATCATTGTCAAAGTTTTGTAAAAACCAATCCCGTTGAGGATTAACCACTGGTGTAGCACTTCCAGAACCCCAAGCACCACGACTCCACGTGCCTGCTCCCCAACCATTTCCAATAGAAGCATTGTTATTTCCTACGGGAATTTGAAAGGCGGCTGTAATTCCAGTCCCGCCTCCAGAAGTTGAAGATGTAGCAGCAGTTGCAGCGGTAATCGTAAAGGAATTGGCGGTAATTTGATCGACAATAAATTCAGTATTTAGGTTAGCCGCACTAATCCCGCCTACCGCTGTTGCACCTGAAAATGTAACATAGTCTCCATCAACAGCTCCGTGGGACGCAATTGCAACAGTAACGGTTTTAGAGCCATTAACTGTAGTAAAGCAATTGTTAGTTGTAGGGCTGATAAAGGTCTGTCGGATGGGCGTAATGTCATTCAGAATCTGACCCGCTTCAATGTAAAGTTTTTTAGACGTCCCAAGGGCTAAGTAGTTATCCGAAGCCGTGGTAATCCAGTTAAACATCTGACGGCAAATACCTGCTATTACAAATGTTCCGTAACGTAACCAACCACCTATTTTCTGTGGGTAGCCAGAGCGAAAGCGAATTTTGTCACACTCGTAGAAACCACCCTCGTTTGTATAGTTGGTTTGGTCTCGGTTGACACCTGGTTTGAACTGTAGTTTCTGTAATGGCATATTAACTTAAGAATAAGGCACGTTCATCGTTCCTGCGGGTTACTAGACCTTTCAGTACTTTACCCCCAGCCAGCGTATATTTCAAGAACTCTTCTGCCGCTTCTTCCATTTCGCCCCGAATAACCTTCTGACGGAGGGTTGAGCGCTGCAATGCCCCCAGACCGATATTGAAAGAAAAGCTAACAAGAGCATCGAACTGACCTTGAGTGAGCTTAACGGGACAGTAGCGTTCAACACCTCGCTCAAAGCGATTAAGATCGTCTCTAAGAATGTCATCTACTTCCTCCATTGAAAAGGTACGGTTATCTCGCTCTTCCAGTGGGTAGGCATCCCGTTCTTCCATTTTTAACTGAGCTTGACGAGGATAAAGCACATGACCCACACCAACCGTATGCAATTTTGCGGGACAGCGATAGGGCTTTTGTCTTACACCTTCATGATGTTTGATCATTTCTATACATTTTTGACTAACGTGCATAATTTTTTAAGTTTTTTATACACATTACTTTTTAAATGCCTGTGTTCCAAACCAGAAAGAAACAATACTTGCCCAGATAATCTGGGTTTCATCATCCCATAGGAGGTTTAACGCCACGTCAAATGGCACTTCCCGATGGAAGGCAAACCAGAACCCAAACAGTTCTACAAACATGAACATCAAGAACATCCCGTAGGTAATGGCTGGTCTAACCATAGCTCTAGAGTTAACAACCCACTGAGAAGCACCCTTGCCAATCTCGATGTCGTGAGCATACAAAGACGCCCTTTCTTGGGCTTGGGTCTGCATCTCAATCTGTTGGGTCTTAATCTCTTCTACATGGGCTTGGGCTTGAAAACCTCTCTCCATCATCTGTAGTTCCCGTTCGGTCTGCAAACGAGCCATTTCCATCTCATGTTTCTTATCAGACTTATCTTGAAAAAACCCCAGTAGGCTGGGTAGTCCGCCCGATAGGAACGATATAAGGGTAGTAAATAGGGTAATCATTTCTTTCCTCTTTCTTCAAGGAGTTTGACCCGTACATGGAGGTCATGAATATCTTTGTAAATTTCTTCACGCTGTTTTGCTCTACGCTCGGCTGAAATAGGGCTGTCCGTTGGGACACCTTCGTTGGTAATTAGGGCTGGCATCTTGCCTTCAATCTGAGTCAGGCGGGTCTGAAATGAGGATACTTGACCGAGTAGCCACGCTATACAGGCTACAAGAATCGGAATAACCGCCTTTAGTATGTCTTGCATATTCATTTTTTAGACCCCCATACTATGTAATAAGCAATCCAAGCAGCTACTAAAAAGCACCAGAACTGCACCCATTTAACCTTTGCCAACTCTGCGTCAAAGTACTTCTTGTCTTCCTTCTCAAGCCGTTCAATCTCGGTCTTGATGTCTAGCACCTTCTGCCATTCTTTGGTGCCGTGCTGCTTTATAAAGTCCACCCTTAGTTTGTATTCTTCATCGCTTATTTTCTTGCGGTGCTTGTACTCCTCAAGGGCTTTAAATATCGCCCGTTCTTTCTTTAGCTCTGCTTCTCTACGCTCACGAATCCTTGCGTTTGCTTGCTGCTTTGCAACATCTACGGCTTTCCT